CGAGTACCGGAAATCGATACAACAGAGAAGGGAGAGGGTTGTAGTACTGCGGGACCGATCTTGGTTTCGCACTTAGCATATAAGGAGTTATAACTCGATGGCAATAGTTCAACAGTCGGATAAAGTCGTTATCGTTAAGGCCCCAATCGCGGAAAAGACTTCAGCCTTAGGCGTACCGGAGCTGCAAAGCACCGGGAACGACTACTGGCAGTCCCTACGCGAACGGAGACTCGACGACTCGACACTGGCTGCGGCTTTAGCCTACGAGGAGGTCAACGGCTTTAAACCCGTCCGACCTTATTTCATCCAAACATGCGAAAGTACAGTGGTTACAGGCAGCATTCGAGAGATTGCGAGGCCTGGGAGGCCCACTACTAATGGAGCGTGGCAAGAAGTTGCCAGTACGCCATTCGGTAGCGACCTCGACGCGTTTACCCAGCGGAACCGGGGACACACGTCTGCCACATCGATCGTGCAGGCTGCGCTTATGAGCGCTCGTGCCGACGCAAACGCGAAGGTACGGGATCAGCAAGTAAGTTTAGCTGAAGATATTCTAGAACTCCGCGGAACTGCCTCTACCGTGGTTGGGATTTTCGTCCAACTTCGGAAGGCTGCACAGCGGATACGACGGAAAGACTTCGACGGCGCAGCACGTGCCCTTGGGTTTCAAGCAGCACCCGGTAGCCTTAACCGAAGTGACCCTAGCTTCTGGTCACACTGGTTGGCGTACAGGTACATGTGGGAACCCCTGATGCGCGATGTCGTTAATGCACTGAAACTTTACAATGAATCAAAGGCTGGGAAGCCCAAGATTCATGTCGTAAAGGGGCGTGCCTCAAGCGAAGACTTTGGGACAACCAACGTTTCAGTCGGCCGAGTAATTGGTCGCCTCGAGAAGCACAACGCCCATCAGATCCAATCGCAAAACTCGCACAAGTGGACTTGGGAGGTCGGGTATGTTTACCGACTCACCAACCCGGAACTCGTTTCGGGTAAGCAGTGGGGGATTATCGATCCCCTTTCGCTTGCGTGGGATATGACTCGGCGGTCCTTCCTCATCGACTGGGTACTAAACATCGGAGATGTTATAGGCCAATTCGGTGCATGGTGGGGAGCCGAGTTCGTGACAGGCTATGAGACTTTTGTGTTACGTGCAGAATACGTGCAAATTCCACACTCGTTTCAGCCCAGTAACAGTAGCTATTGGACGATCGAACAGGTAAATCCTTCTTACGTTACCCATCGTGTTTTTAGGATGGATAGGAGGGTTCTCTATGAAGTACCGCCTGTCACCTTGGCGATACTTCCCCATATTACGGTGAAGCGAGCAATTGACGCAATTGCGTTGTTCGCACTAGCTTTGTCCGGTCGCCCTTCTGTAAAAACGAGGGGTGGACGCTGAACGGATCGATTTGATCCGGCCTGGATGCTAGTTTGCTCTTTTTGGAGTAATTAATATGGCTGATGCCACTACTCTCTCGTTGTTGAACTCCGCCGCGGCGGCTGTCATCTACTATCCGCAGTCCATCGTTTCTGGTGGGCTGTGTACGTACGTTGACCGCACCAATCCCAGCGAAGCTGGGCGCTCGGTCGGATCTGCGCTGGTTACCAAATCAGCAACAACGCGCAAAGTGACAGGGAAGCTCACGCTCCCGGTCCTCGACGCAGATGGCAAGGTTACCCGGACTCTCTTGGGTACCTTTGCTTTTGCAGTCCCGCTCACCGCTACTAACACGGAAAAACTCGAGCTTCTCGCTCGGGTCCGGTCTTTGATTGACACGGCTGTCATTACGGCCATGGTTCAACACGGTGAGTCCCCCTGGTAATTTAGGAGCCTGATTATGACGAACGCAGTTAAACGCGTAAGTGCACACAAGTGCACGAACCGGAGTAGTCCTCTGGCCAAATCCCGCAAGGGACGTAAGCCAGTTCCGGCTGTTTCAAAAACCGCCGAGGCCCTAGGTGTTGACGTAAAGTTCAACATCACCACTTTTGGGGGTATCGTCTTTTCAGCATTGGATACGCCGATCGCACTAGAGGCAAAACATCACCTTGAAAGCGGCGCGTATCCCAGCCTAATTAGAATGCAGGTGGATCCGAATGCGTATACCAATGCGCATTCCTACTTGCTGGACAAGCAGGCTGTTGCTCTATTGCAGAAGTACCCTGACTTTAAGCACCCGGATTTAAACCCGGAGCAGCGAGCAAGGGAAACCTTCTACGCATGTGAGCGAAGCTGTGCAAAGAACAACATCAGGTGGCAGTGGTTGTGCTTGTTCGAAAACGAGTGCAACGTTCCGCATGAATTTCATAATGCGAAACGGAAAATCCACGAGGTACTTGGCGTGTTCGATGCAGACGAATGGGGCGACGCTATGCGTTTTGGACCTGGAGCAGCCTCGGCTGTCACTGGTTCGAGCGACTATGCGAAGCTCTCTTCTGATCCTAGTATTACGCAGGATTTGAAGCCATTCGCTGCAGGCCTCTTCAACGAGTTCCCTGCGTGGGTAGGTGCATTGACATACGGCGGTGTCCAACCGCTTAAAATCAAGGTGCTTGCCGGTGGTAAGTACTCTCAGGTATCCAAGAGCGCCGAGACTAATCGAAACATCGAAGTACAACCCTTGCTGAACGGCTTCTGCCAATTAGGCCTGGGCTCGATGATACGGTTACGTCTTAAGAGTAATGCGAAGATTGATTTAAACGATCAATCGCGGAATCAGGATCTAGCGGAATTTGGGTCCAAGTTTTGGCAGGATGTTAATCGTTCTGTCGCAACAATAGACTTGAGTAACGCATCTGATTTAATCTGTCGTGAATTGGTTCGCTGGCTACTGCCTCCTGACTGGTTCCATGCGATGGATATAACCCGTACGCATTCGATTGAGATTGACGGTAAAGATCGTCCCCTACAGAGGTTCTGTAGTATGGGGAACGGTTTTTGCTTCGAGCTAGAGTCCTTGATTTTCTGGGCTCTAACGGCTTCGGCGGTTGAATCGCTGGGTCTCAACACTCGCAACGTAAGCGTCTACGGTGACGATATCATATGTCCCGTGCGCGCCTATGTTAAGGTATGCTCAACACTGTCTGACGCCGGATTTGAGGTGAATGCTAAGAAATCATTTCATGAAGGCCCTTTCCGTGAAAGCTGCGGATCAGACTGGTGGAACGGATGCTACGTCCGACCAATCTATGTTAAGGAACATCCCTATGAACCGGGATCATGTGTTCGCCTTGCTAATCGCCTTTATCGCATCGCTTCTGTCTCTTGTCTTGGCTACGGCCTCGACAGCAGATTTAGAGGTGCTATCCACTTTGTTCAAAGATCTATACCTCTCGAGGTACGATCCAAGATAATACGTGGTTGGGGAGAAGTACACCCCATGGGCGACGCGCAGCTCCAAAGGCGCAAGAGGCTCGGTCTTCAAGACCGCGCCGAATGCGTTTCGGACACTGACGACATTTTACTGGACCTCAAAGCGCCCTTTCATAAGCGCCGTAAGGTTCTCGTCTTCCTAACTAAGAGGTATTATGACCTCAATTGGTACCCTTCTCTCGCAACCGCTTTGTATCGCTTGTGGCGGCGTGAGGAGAAAGGCGTGGCTAAACCAATACTCGATTCTCTGGATGCATGCGATCTGAAAACGATCGCCATGCTTCGCAAGCCCGGGAGGAGACTCCCTCGCAGTGAGATTACACCGCTACCGAATGATCGTGAGCTCACAAGGCTTTACGATTACAGACGTGGCGACGGGTATTGGACCTGGAGGTCCGGGAAGAACGTAAAGTCCTCTCGGACAGACCACGTCAGCTGGATTTAATTAGCTGACGCTCGACTAAACCCTGGCTAGGGTTACAGCCTAAGAAGGAAGCG